GCTCCGCTCGGGATCGTGGCTCTCTGATCCGTCGCTCTCATACTGGCCTATGCACTGATTGACTCTCTCTGCCAGCTTGTCTCTGAATCGGATGTCAGCGTTAAGCCTTTCAAAGTCTCTGTAGTTTCGGTTGAGCCATCCTTTAGCTTGTTTTGGTGTCATACTTAGATCCTCCGAAAATACTGTCGAGCTTCCGCTTTTCTTCAAGGTCAGTAATGATAATTTCAAGACCTTCCTGATTGAATATGAGTTCATGGCCTTCCGGGATGTCCGTGCTGAATCTGTTAATAAGCGTTATGATCTGAGCAGGAGTGAATAGTTTCACATCAACAACATTTTCGAAGTGATGGATCAGTTTGTCTGCGTTAGCTATCTTCATTTTCAAATGCCTCCGGCTCGTAAATTTTCTTGTGAATAAAGTCGTGAACTCTGTTTGCATAGAACCGACATCCTAATGCAGCCTTATAAAGCTCATCCGTGTTGTCATCAAACTTGTTGTCTCTCATTTCGTCTGCGAGTTGCTTAAGCGTTTCCTCGACTACGTTTAATCTTTCTAATTGGAGCATTTCTTACCTCCGCACCTTTCTAAACTTCGATTGAAGTATTCGATTGCTTCTTCTAATGAGTCGCAGGGAGCACCACCGCCTGAGAGGTCCTTTTTGTTTTCATATCCGATTGAGATAAAAGGCTGGCCGTTTTTCTCATCGTTCGTTTCGTAGTTATCCAATCCGACCGTGAAAAACAATTTGTTTGTGTGGTAGGCGATGTACTCATTAAATTCACCGTGAAACCTTGTATCGGGTATGAAGTTCAAGCCTGTCTTCTCACCTATGTAAGTTGCAATCTGCTTCAGTGTCATTTCTGTCCATTCGGGAGCGTTAAGAATGTCAAACATGGTCATCTGATAGCTCATTTCTTCTTTTCTCCTCTGCTACATGAATGTGTTCCTTTTACGATTCCGCATGATCCACACGGAGGAACGCAGTAATAGTTGTTATGTTTGAGGTTCACCGGCATAGCGTATTTGCACCGGTCACAAGTGGTCTTGTCATCCATCTTCGATCTCCTCCCACCTGATTACTATCGAGGCTTTTTCTGCGTAGTATTTGACGATGTGAAGGTCGACGATCTGATTGTCGTCCTGCCAGTAGCCGAGCTGAGTCATAACATCAGCGATTTCCTTGAACCAGTTTTCGGCATCGGGCTTCGTAGGTTTGAGTTTTCCCCACTTGGAACGGTCTTTAACATCAAAATAGGCAAAAACCTCTATCTTTATGGGTAAAACCGAGGGTGTTTTAAGTCTAAACGGCTTCAGCTTGTATGCGTAGAGCGTTCGTGCTGCTTCAACCTCGGGTTTGCGGAAATGATGCACATAAGGCACTATTTTCGAGCCAGCTCGCTTATATTTGATCGTCTCGCCCTTTTCCTGGGCGGTTGTTCTCGGAAGGCCCTGCTCGAAGTTCAAGAAGATGTCTTTATGTTTCATAAGGCAGGCTCCTTCCCAGATCTGACTCGATCGCCTTCGGCTGCTGCTGTGCTCCGAGCCTTAACTTCTGGTCACGCTTCTGCATACACATTGTCTTAAGGTTGATCGCATAAGCCTTCTTGAAGCGCTCGGGAGTGTACTTATCGTCTGCCGTGAGCTCTCTCAGCTCTGACTCCATCTCCTTGACCGTCTTTACGAGCGCAGGATTGCCCTCAATGGCCATGTAGATGTCCTGTCTTCCCCAGATCCATCCCCAAGTCCTGATAAGCTCTCTGACCGCTTCAAATGCCTTGTTAGGATCGGGATAGTTCTTCTCCTCTTCTTCAGCCAGGATCATAAGGATCTCGTTCGGATTGTTGGGAGCGTGGATTCGTGTTGTGCAGTAGGTCTTAATGACCTGCATGAACTGCTTATCATCCATTCCCTGAAAAGCCTCATACCAGAGCTGCATCTGAAGAGGATCTTTCGAATTGAATGTCCAGTTAAGGAACATCTTCTGCAGCACTGTGATTCCGTTTGTGAAAGTTTCTTTATTGAGCATCTTCGTCTGTCCCCCAAAAACTAAAATTCTTTAAGCCTTCTGCGAGCATCTGGTCCTGAATGTTCTGAATCGTTTCCGCTTCGGTCACGGTGTTCCAGCGCTCTTGGTGAATGTATGTGGTCGGATTGGGTATGTACTGTCCGTTTTCCTTCTGCCACTGGACGGACCTCTTTTGGATCTCTACGGCCTTGATGATGTCCGGGAACACTTCTTTGAGCTTCGGGATGTTCTTAAATGCTCGAAGTGAGCCCTTTTTGTCCACCTTTTTAGGGTAAATCGACCAGAATTGGTCAAACATCTCTTGAATTTCGGGCGAAACACCATTCTTTTGTACTTTGTTTGTATTAGTACTTTGTATATTTAGTACTTTGTTATTATTAGTACTTTGTATTGGTCCGTTTTCACCGTGTTCGGTAAAAACGGTGTTCCGTAAATACCGTGTTCCGTAATCACCGTGTTCCGTTTTCACCGTGTTCCGTTTTTGTGCTATATGGTGTTCGCAAGGTGTTTCGTAGATATGCCAGGAACTCTGGGTAAATCGCCCCTGTTTATCCTGCTTTCTTTCGAGTTTGATATAACCTGCTGTCTTAAGTTCATCCATAAGGCGCAGGATCACGCTCTTGGAACAGCCTGTCTGCTTAACGATGCCACGGACTGTAAAGGTCCAGTCATTAGGTAGTGAGAGAAGGTAACAAAGAAACCCACGAGCTTCAAACGAGATATTGACGTTCTGCAGGACCGCATTATCAATAACCGTGTAGCTCTCATTGTGTTCTTCTCTATGTACCATCTTCATCCCCTTCCTCAGCCTTGTAAGGCTGCACTAAAACTATTGATTCTTCCCCGAAGTCATCGGGACCGTAAAATACCTTTGCCGTTTCCGTAAAGATGCTGTCGTGAGGATCAACCGATTCCGTATATCTGGCGATTGCCTTATACCAGTCGGGAACTCCGTCGGGCTCGATGTTAGGTTTTTCGAGCGCCTTTGCCCTTGTAATGACCGTGAGGGTGAAAGTCATGGAGTCGCTTGTGTACGCTCTCAGCTCGTGACAGAGGTGTTCTACGGCTTGAATGACGTTAGCCTTGATTACTTTGTCTTTCATTACGCACCTCCGATAAGCCCTGCCTTCTTAAGAAGGTTGTCGATCTGAACGATTGAGTCCTTAACAGGTACCAGCTTGTCATCAATCTGTACGAGTGACTTTGCACCGGATTCCATATTGACTGCGTACTTTGAGTCTGGTGTAAGCTCCTGGAAGGCTCTGACGTATTCGGGATTGATTAAAAGGCGAGCGCCCTTAACTCCGTGTAATTTGATGAACATATCAGCCAACCTCCGAATCGTTATCTCTTTCAACAGCGATCTTAAAATAGTTGTATCTTTTGAGATTGAGTTCCTTTGCAGCTTTCGTAGCATCTTCTCTTGTCCACTCGAAGCTGTACCAATAAGCTGAAATTTTGTGTTCGCTCATTTTGATGCCTACTGTATTGGAATAATCGATCTCGATACAGCTTTCGTAATAAGCGCTGTTAATCTCTTCCTCAGTTAGTTTTTTATAGCTGACAATCCATCCGACAGGTGTTTCAAAAACAACCCATGTCTTTTGTGCTTCTTCTTTCATATCAGATCACCTCCGAGAACTTTTCGAGCCATTCTGCCTGCTTCTCCATGCGCTTAAGGTAAAGTTCGCCACGGAGCTCGGGGCAGTCGTGCTGGATCTTCTGTCTTGATCTTCTGATTGATTCAAATGAGGGAAGTTCGAGCTTTGTGTGATTCCATAAGGCCTGTCCCAGAGTGAGGTTCATGGCCATAGGATTGACTTCCTTGATTACATATCCGATTACCTTAAAATCATCGTCACGAGCTTCAGGAGACCTCGTAAGGATGTCTTTAACTATCTCGTTTAAATCTTTCACTTTTTATCCTCCTTCTTTTCTGTCCACCATTGGCAGTGGAATGTCTTTTTCGTTATCTGTGGCTTCGAGGGAACCTTGAAGCACACACCGTCACCCAAAAAGACTCGTTTCTCTTTGAGCCTGTATGCTGCGCAATTCTCGCAGGTCTTATTCATAAGTGCCTCCGATCACCACGGCTTGTGGTATGTTCTGTCTGCTTGGGGAATGTTTATGACCTCAACATCAGGCCTTGAATACTTGTTGCCGTCATAGGTGAGGTCAGGTCTCTTATAGAGCTTGTCCTGGATAGACTTCTTCTCGGCTTTGAGCTGTCTGATAACGTCGTCCTTCTGCTTGATGTAATCTGCCTGAAGGATCGCATCTGTCAAAAAACCTGCTATGAAGCATCCGATGCCTAAACAAATGGCAGCGATGATAAATCTGATTTCCATAAATAGCTCCTTCCTTAGTCCTGTGGTTTACCAAATGGGAATGTGACCTTGTAAATGGTCTCGTAGTGGCTGTTGTAGTGCTTGACCTTGTTGAGTTCCGGGATATAGATGTCGATGTGCTTCTTCTTAACAGCTGATCCTGTGTCCTCTACTCGGTAGATCCTGCCTCCGACCTCGATGTAATCTCCAAAATGGAAATACTTGGGAACGTCTGCAGCGCACGTTGTGATGTTGCCTTGATGAACTGTTCCGCCTGATGCAGTGACCTTTGAACCTGTCTCTAAGTGCGAATAGGCTGTAATGTAGTAACGGCCTATTGGCTCTACTGCGTAGAAGAGAGCTGACATCTCCATCTCTTCTTCAAGCTCTGATGTGATGGGTTCTTTTACTAACTTGGGATCAATGTCTGGAATGATGCTCGGGAGTGTTCTTATAGGCTCCGGGATAACTTCTTCCTTGACCGCTTTCTCTTCTCTAAAGAAGATGACCAGCAATAAACCAAAAACGATGCAGAGCGCCGAGATATGGAGCAGAAGATCAACTGCTTTGATGATCCGAGGGTTCATTTAAAAGTCGCAACCCAAACCTTCTTCTGTCCGTTCTTCATCGGATTGCTCAGATAGAGGTCATCGCCTACTACATAACCGATCTTCATGCAAATGTGCTCTCTTGAAACTCTGAGCGCCTTCCTTGCGGTATGAAGAGCTTCCAAATACTCGCCAGAAGCAAAAAACTTCTTGTTTCTGTTCTGTGCTGTCTTGCCGATAAATAATACGCAACCTGCCATTGTTTAACCTTCCTTTCTGATCTTGTAGATCTCGTCAAATTGTCCGTGCCATGCGTCAGTCGCTTTCTGAAGATCTCCGTAGTCAATAAGTGGTTTGCTTAATATCCGAACTACGATGTTGGCTGATATGGCCTTTCTCTCTGCTCTTGTGAAGGCTTTGTTACCTGCTAAACAGTCATAGAGCCTTCGCTTTGACATACATCCTGCGTGTGCGAGTTCCGTCACGTTCTCGAAATATCTGTTTAACGACGGATAGAGGTTTCTTCTCACTTCTTCGCCTCCTCGGTTGCTTTATTCGCAACTGTTGAAGGAAAAAAATAGGCAGGAATCTCAGTCGCAGGGATGTTTAAGACGGTGACCGCCTTTTCGATTCTGTCTGCTTTCCAATTTCCGCTTGCGAGCATCCTTGATAATATGGAAGGATCTACACCGATAGCTTCAGCAAAAGCAGCTCTTGTCGTGAACATCTCGTCAATTCGAGCCTTTAACTTCTCCATCTGTTCCTCCTTTCTCGTTGCATTATTTGCAACTGACTAAACGATAACAGATAGTTGCATTTTTTGCAACCGCCAAATTGCATTATTTGCAATTTGTAATATTTCAGTCATATAATGAGGGTGAAGGGAGATTAAAGGGATATGGAAAACATCTATAAAATAAAGGAAAGGCTTAACGAAGCCTTATCAATGAGAGGAATGACAGCTGCAGAGCTGGCAAGCGCAACCGGTCTAAATAAATCATCGGTGTCCAGGTACCTGACAGGCGAAAACATTCCACGATCGAAAGCTATCGGCATGATGGCGCAGGCTCTTAATGTAAGTCCTGCTTGGATATTAGGATATAACGTAACAATAGACGGAAAATCTATGATCGACATAGACTTGAACAACCTATCTGAAGAGAACAAAACAAGATTACAAGCCTATTATCAGGCTCTATTAGATTCACAGAAGGGATAAAGATGGTTACACCTAAATGGGACGGCCAGAGATGGCGCATAAGAGTGATGAAGGAAGGAAGATCACATTCCTTCTCCTCTTCCGTGCCTGGATCAAGAGGTCGTAAGGAAGTAATCAAAAAATACGAGCAGTGGTATTACGATGAGAGCACCGGAGATAAGACGGTCCTTTGCGTTTCTAAAGAATTTCTTCAGGATGTCAAAGCTCGACGTGGCGAGACCTCCGAAGCCTATCGACAGTATGAGCGCTATATAAGGCTCTATATTGCCCCTGTGTGCGCTTCTCGCAAAATGCGTAAAATGACACTCAGAGATTGGCAGAGCGTCATAAACGAAGCCACAGGGCGAAATAAACCCCTTTCCGAGAAGACACTTAAGAATCTCCGTGGAATTATAATGGGAATAATCAAGTTTGGTTATGAAGATTATCAATGCGAGTTGCTTCGTGGCAACCTCTACATCCCTAAAGGACATTCAAGAAAAGAAAAAGAGATCCTGCAGCGTGACGATGTGAAGCGTCTATTGGAGCCCTCCGACCTCTGGTATTATCCCTTGTTCGTTATGGGTTTGCTCACAGGCGCTCGCCCAGGTGAGCTCTTAGGCCTTACTGTCGACGATGTAACTTCCGATCGGATCATCATACGCAGATCCGTGAACGCTTCCGGACAGATTACGGAAGGCAAAACGGTCAACAGTAAAAGAATGATTCCGCTCGGGAACCTCGCACGGTCCGTTATCCAGGATACGATCAAGAGAAACGAACGATATAACCTCCGAACAAAGTGGATCTTCTGCAGTCCGTGTGGCTTAGTTGGTACTCAGTCGACAATGCGTAATCATTGGGAGAAGCTGAAAAAGGAACGCAACCTGCCCGGATCAGTTTATTCCCTCCGACATACTTTTATATCCATGATGAAAAATGTAATGCCTGAACAGATGATTAAAGACATAGTTGGCCATAGTGTCTCCATGACCACTTTCGAGACTTACGGACATATTATGGATGACGATGACCGCAGAGCTGCAGAGATCATCGACTTGGCTTATGGTCAAAATTTTGGGCAAAATAAGTCCACGACCGATGGACTTTGAGCCTTTTTTCAATGAAAAATCCATCAACGGCGCACAAAGTGTGCACCAGTGCACAAAACTAAAGGAGTTCGATTCTCCTCATCTCCACCAAAAGAACCGCTCAACCACAAGGGTTTTGGGCGGTTTTCGTTTTTCTTCGGGCAAATTATGGGCAAAATTACAAAAATAGTATGATCTGAAACTTATGTAAAAAATGTAAAAATAGGCAAAAGAAAAAGCCCCCAGCTTTGAAGCTGAGGGCTTAATCTTTTTCCGAGGAGTTTTAATATGACGAACAGAACTTGTCTGCTTACGCTTTTGTGAGGTACTTGGACAAACAATAACCTGACTTGCCCTTATACGTTGTTCTGGCCCACTGATCGCAACTGCCGATCTTCTGACCTGTTACGAAACCAGAGACCGTGACCTCCGACTTGTTAGGCATCCACACGATGCAGGCTGCCTTTGTATTCGGTGCAGCTCTTAAGGCAAGCGAAGCACCTGTGTTAGTCTTGATCTTATAGGTCTGTATGACAGGCTTGGGAGGTTCAGGCTCCGGATGAGGAAGCGGATCAGGCTCCGGATCTGTCACAACAGGTGTAGGTGACAGATAATATCCGTTTGCATAACCGCTGTTTACCTCTACCCAGGCATCGCAACCTTTGACATCTTCACCTTTGACTACTGTTGAAGATGTGAATGTAGAACCCTTTGCAAGTTCTCCGATCGCATCTGATTTGGTCGTAGGTTCTTTGCGGAGTGTAAGAGGCTGATACTTTGTAGCGACTGTATAAGTGACCTGTGACGGATCGGGAGCAGGTTCTATGGTCTCATAAGGGATATGAATGACCGCATAGATGTTGCCGTTGGTGTTGCTTATGGTATAAGTGCCTTGACCAACCTTATTGCTCTTATTTCCCTCGACAGTCTTATACTTGCCACCAGATATACTGTCGATTCTTCCTACATGAGAACATTTACCAAGTGAGGTATTAAAGAAGATATAATCTCCCGGTTGTCCTTTGGTCTTGTCAATCTCCCACCCTTTAGCCTTGAAGTATTTATACAGATGCGGAGCACCTGCACCTGCATTATCGGCAGGGTTCTTGGGTAAGCCTAACCAAACACGGA